GCAGGAGTTCTATCTGGATTTCCTAGCATATCATTGTATAATGCGCGTTTTATATTTAAGCGCATATCGCTTAGAACTATATCAGCAACATCAAATCTTCCTGCTGATTGGATTGGCTGCAATCCACCCGATTGAGGTGACTTTGGTATTATCGTGCCAGGGACTAAATTGATAGTATCTGGGTTAATGATGCCATCATCATCCATCTGGTAAATGCCAGAGATAGCCATCTGTGCATTTTCTAATATTAACTGAATAGTAAGGTTGGTAGTCTTGATAGCAGACAGAGCATTAATCAATGGGCCTCTGCCGTATACTTCTCCTGCACACTTAGACCATCTAAAACAAACATAAGGATTAGAACCCACACCTTTGAACTGTTGTTCTTTGATGTAAGTCTTAGTAGACATATCTATTACATAAAGAAGGTATGCTTCCTCATTTCGTTTACTGTAATCTTTGCAGAGTACTTCTAGTAAAGTACACTTACCTTCTGGGTCTCTTTGCGCTCGTTGCTGTACTTTAGGATCAAGCTTTGCATCAGGATACAAGATTATTATCTCAGAGTTTCTGATACCTTTTCTTTCTCTAAATACATGATCTATCTTATCATCAGGACCAGTATCTAAAACAACATGCGGTAATGGTATTGCAGAAAATGTAACAGGGTTTATTGCATCACCCTCATCTACACACAGTACACCAGTACCTACTGCTAGATCCATGAACGCTTCATGTACTTCCTGAGAGAAGTTTGAGTTCTGTAGTATTTCAAATACATACTCAGTAATCTCATCAAGATCATTGTCTACAAAGTCACGCTCTTCTTTTGGTATTTCAGATCCTGCAATTAAATCTGCCCAACGTGCAAAGTTTGGGACTAATCCCGATTGGAGCCTCGAAGCAAACTCTTGAACGCCAACCACCGCTGTTTCGTCAAAGATCTTATCATCTCTACGCTGACCCGCAGTTTCATAATAAAAAGACTCACGCTGCGGTAGAGCGTACTCATAACATTCTTCAAAGAGATCAACAAAGTTTTGCCTATGTGCTTTAGCTTTTTCATATCGTTCTAACTTCTGTTTTGGATCATGCATTATAAAAACCTACTATAGTATCCGATTCCACCAGTAGAACCAGTAATTAAAGACCTTCTACCTGCACCGCCTCTACGACCTGTACCTGCTTGTCTACTTTGAATATTAAGTTCTCTTTCAGATCCAGACAGGACTCTTCTCCCAGATCCAACTTCTCTATCTCTTTCTACTCTTCTTCTTAGCAAAGACTGCTTTGCTCTAGCTCTTTTTATTCTTTGTCGTTTCAACTCATCTTGGGCTAAAAGCTCTTGAGCCTCCATAGCTTTATCTGGGTCTTGGGTGTAAATACTTTCTGGGGTAACAGATGTGTCGCCAACACTAGTACCAATAGTTCCAACAGGAGCAGTTGTCGTTGTTGTTGTAGGTGTAGTCGTTGTAGTAGTAGGTGTAGTAGTTGTTGTAGGTGTAGTAGGTGTAGTAGGTGTACTAGTATCAGTTCTTCTATCTTTTTTACGTTTTTTACTACGAGCTTGCTGATCAGCTAAAGCTTTTTTAGATGCAGCACTACGACTTTCTAAGTCACGATAGTATGCTTGGTTTTTAGTTTTCAAACCTAGATCCATTTTAAGATCATCTGCGGCAGAGTTCTTTGGTGCTTGCGAACTAGAGTATTTCCCAGTTGCTATATCTTGTTTGTTGCTTTTTTTCTTAGCTGTAGACTTCGGTGTGCACATAACAAAACTCCTCGTTACCTATTGGTAAACACAATTCAAAACAAATTTCAACGCACAAGTGACCAAACGCTAGGCTTGTTTGCCACACTTTTAGGTTTCCTGTTAAATATATCATAGTCTTTTCTAGCTTGAACTACCTGAGAAGGTTTCTGATTTGACATCAAAGCGCGTCCTTCTCCTGCACCCAACAACAAATATTGTAACGCATCGTGTATGTGAGAGTACATATTCTTATCAGGTTTGTCTGCGTATCGCTCACCACTTACTTCCATACGCTTGTAAGCATAGCCACCTTCAAAACCCTTAATAAGTTGTTGGCATCTTCTGTCCATCAAAAACGCAGGTTTACCTTCAACCATCTTGTTAAGTTGCTGCGCCACTGACTCCAAGCGGAGATCCACCGAATTGCTCGGAGCGGGAAAAGCACGTAGACCTGCACCCCTAAGTATGTGGAAAGGGGTAGATTCGTCCGTCTGCGCCCTAAAATCACCTGCTGGATCACCATATATATAGACATCGGAAGCTTCAGAAAACCTAGTAGCAATTTCATTTCTTAGAACCTCTGCAAATCTAACAATGCCCATATCAAAGGCGACAACCTCTGACTGTATTAACCATCTGTTTCTAACCTTTTGACCAATAACAGCAGCAGGAGTAAGCCCAAAGTCTATCCCTATATACAAAGGAAGCCCCGAAGCTACTGGTATTTCTTCTTTAGCAATATGTGTTTCACTAGCAAACATTGGATATACTGGCTTTCCGTCCTGTATCGTGCCCAGTTTATTCATAACATAGACATCAATCCAAGACTTTGTTTTACCTTGTACTAAGTTTTCATAATAATTACCAAGCATGTTCTTTTTGTTTTCTGCATAGTCACTTGGTAAGTAATCTTCTACCTCACCATCTTCATTATATATTTCTTTCATGCCAGATGGTTGTGTAAAGAAATGCCAGTTGTCAGGCTTGACCAACATCTTAGCTTGCTCTCTAGGAATATGATCTGGTACTGGAACTTCCCCAGACATGATAGGCCACCAATGATCTTCCTCCGGTGCGTTTGTGTCTGCGATAACTCCTGTCCAACTAGGTCCACCTTCACGCATAGAAGGGAATCGCCCAACCCTCATTGTACAAGCGTCAATAATACTCTTAGGTATCTCCCTTGCCTCGTTAATCCAGATGCCTGTTAATTCGAGGGACAGTAGTTTTTTAACATCTTCTGGACGATCAAGAGCAAGGAAGATTACCTCAAGGTCTATGTCACCTTTCTTTATGCGATGTGTGTAAGGCACAGACCAAGTAAACCTACCCCATTCATTCTCAGGAAACCAATCAAGCCAAGTCTTAATAGTGGTCGTTCTAAGTTGTGGGTTTGTATTTCTTATGATTGCCCACCGACTTTTCCTAACACCATCAGGACTTTTCTCTTGAGCAAGCGATCTTCTGAATACTTCGATGCAGCAACCAACAGACTTACCAGATCCTACTGGGCCTCTTATGCCACGAAAGAAAGTGTTGTCTTTCATAAACTTTTTTAAGACTTCACCATCAGGTTTGTATTTAAAGTTTATCAACGCAATCCCTTATCTACGCCAAACTTAATCATCTTCTCTACAATCTCTGGGCCAATGCTTTCTATTAATCTATCGCATTGATCATTCGTTGCTAATCCTTTTGCCTCAACATGTGCTAGATGTACTTTGCGAACTATGCCTCTGAGTAAATCTAAATCTTGTTGGGATATAGTAGTTATAAAACTCATTTGAATATATTAAACTTCTCTATTGGTATTTCAGCTACAGCTTCAATGTCGGCAGGGTCTCCTCTATCTGTTCTGCCGCCCATTGTTATTTTATAAATCTCAGTCAAAGATGCCCATCCGATACAATCTTTCCATCCAACTAAGAATATACACGGTAAGCCAGTGGCAAGACGCATAGAAAAGGCAGCTTGCACTTTGTTAGCCGATACAAAACAGGTTGGATAAGTACCCTTTGTATGTGTCCTCGTTCTGATTTCTACAAAAGCTTTTACGTCCTTTCCCTTTATTATCAGGTAATCAAACTGATTGTACTTGTCTTGCTTACGCATAGCGCAATCCCACTTACGCGCTGCATATCTAGCAATGTTTTCTTCTCTACTTAGGTCAGCTTCAGTTTCGTATGTAGGTCTAACCATTATTTTTTCGTAGAGTTCCTTTTGGCCTTGGGTTTCTCATACGCCTCGTTTATATCAATCGTGGAGGGGTCGTCACCTTTGAGTCTGCCATTGGAGCTTCTGGCTCTCGTTGGTTCTGGCCCTTCCACGAGTCGGCGTGACTCATAAGTTCTCGTCTTACCACTATAAGTATTACCTGCTAGAACGTGAGTTTCGCCTTCATACAATTCACCACTCGTTAAATAAAAAGCCATTACTTGTAGCTTCCTGACATTAGGCTTTTCTTTTTCTTCATAGGCTTCTTAGTTTCCTCCTGCGCATTCTTAGCCGCAGCTATTCCCT